GCGCCGGCCGGCCATCGTCGCCGCGACCGGTGCCGGTAAGACAGTCATCGGGGCGGACATCGTGCGCCGCTGGCGGGAGGTGTTCCCCGGTCAGCGGGTGCTGTGGGTCGCGCACCGGCGCGAACTGCTCACTCAGGGTGCGAAAGCGCTCACCGCGGTGCTCAGCCCGGGGGAGCGGGTGGGGATCGTACGGGCGCACCTGAACCAGACGCGGGCACCGGTGGTGGTGGCCAGCGTGCAGACGCTGATCGACCCGAACCGACGCCGGATGATCCGCGATGTCGGGCTGGTCGTCTGCGACGAGGCACACCGCGCACCGGCGCCGTCCTGGTTGGCGATGCTCGACCATTACGGCTGCTTCAGCGGCGACGGGGCGTTGGTGCTGGGCATGACGGCCACCATGAGCAGGGCGGACCGCGCGCAGCTTGGCGACGTGTGGCCTGAGGTGGTCGCTGAGATCCCGATTGCTCAGCTGATCAACCCAGACCCGGAGACCGGCGAGTGCTTCCTGACCAGGCCGGAAGCGCTGCGCGTCTGGGTCAAGGGACTCGACCTGTCGAAGGTGCGGACCACGGCCGGTGACTACAGTGAGCATGATCTTGGTGAGGCGATCGAGGGCAGTCTGGCGCCGGCCCGCATCGCTGAGGCGTACCGGGCGCACTGCCCGCGCGAGCAGGGAATTGTCTTCGCGCCGACCGTGCACAGCGCGCAGGTCATCCGCGACGCGCTGCGGGATGAGGGTTTCACCGCTGAGGTGGTGTCCGGGAAGACTCCGGAGCGTGAACGTGACCTGATCATCGCCCGGTTCCGTGAGGGGACCGTACAGATCCTGTGCAACGCGATGGTCTTCACCGAGGGTACCGATCTGCCGATGGCGTCGGTGGTGGTGATCGCCCGGCCCACCAAATCGAACGGTCTCTATATTCAGATGGCCGGCCGCGCACTGCGGCTGCACCCGGGCAAGCGACGCGCGTTGATCATGGATGTTGTAGGGGTGACCAGCCGGTTCCCGCTGGAAGCGCGGATCGAACTGTTCGGTGAGCCGGTCGCGCGGGAGGATGCTGAGGCCGGCCTGGTCGATCCGGATGAACTGCTGGAGCTTGACGGTCCGGGCGCCGATCCGGTGCCGGACGAACCGGATGTCGCACCGGATGAGCTCGAACCTGAGCCGGACCAGCACGGGGAGCTACGTCACGCGATCGTTGACCTGTTCGCGCACACCAACCCGTTCAGCTGGCGGCGCACGCGGGCGGGTGTGATGTTCCTGGACACCGGGGAACGGTTCGTTGCGATCCTTCCGGGTGAGCCGACCGAACCGGGGGTGTTCACCTACGACGTGGTCAGCGTGCCGAGGGATGCCGGCCCGGGTACGTGGATCGACCGCGGGTTGACCGCGTTCGGGTTGGCACAGAAGACCGCCGAAGGTGACCTCAGCCGGTCCGAGCGTCGCACGGCGAGCAAGACGCAGAGCGCCACGGTCAAGCGCGCCACGGCTGAGGCGGCACTACGGGCTGAGGCGGCGCGCTACGGTCTGGCGTTCGGGGATTGGGTGAGCGCCGGGGAGCTTCGATCGATGCTCTCGGTTCATCTGGCCAGCCAGCGCATCGATCCGGCGCTACCGGCCTACGTGCCCCGGGTGTAGGTGTGATATGATGTACCGTACAGTCAGTGGAACGGATGAGGAGAGAACACCATGAAGGCCATGACCACCTTTCTGACCCTGCTCGGCGTGCTCACGCTGGCCGTGTTCGTCACGGCCTGTGACTGGGACGAGCGACCGGGGCCGGTGCGCGAACCGCAGCCCACGATCACCACCACCGGGAGCGCCGAGCAGCCCGGGTTGGACGCTGACGTGCTGGTCGGCCGGTCCTGCCCGCAGTTGGGGCAGACCGTCCGCAACACCAACGACACCCTGCTGACCTGCAAGCGGACCGCGGACGGTTCGTGGCGCTGGACCAGGTCATGAAGACCTTGGTGGACATCTGGGTGCCCGGACACCCGAAGACCAAGGGGTCCCTGACCAACCAGGGCGGTCGGATGGTCGAATCCGTCCGCGGGTCGGGTGATTGGCGCCGCGCGATCGCGGACCGCGCCGAGGCGGACATGCGCAACCGGCACGGCATCGATCCGCGCGGCGTTGAGCCGTTCGACGGTCCGGTCTCAGTCACGTTCATCGCGGTGCTACCTACCGAGGATGTGACGCATCACGGGACGGGCGACGTGGATAAGCTCGCCCGGAACCTGCTGGACGCGCTTCAGGACGCGCGCGTCTATCGTGACGACACGCAGGTTGTGGTGCTCAACGGTGCCGAGGCGAGCATGTACGCGACCGGCCTACCGGCGGGGATGCTCATCCGGGCAGACCCTCTGTCGCTGTCCATGCTCGCGGGGGTGTCTTCCGTGGCCGCGCAGTGGTACGCGGAGCGTGCGCATCTCTCCCGGCTGAGCGACCGGACCCCGTGGGGCTGAACTGTGACCTGGTTGGTGACCATCCCGTGCGCGCGTTGTCTGGCGCCCGTTGTGGTGTCCGACTGGAGTTGGTACGGCACGGCGTGCTGCACCGGCTGTCTGCGGGAGCGGTACCGACCCCCGACCCCCGGCGCCGGCCTGCCGGCGGGGGTACCGCGCGGTGCCGCGTGGCCCGGCCGACTGGATCTTGGTCGGCTGACCGCTGAGCTCGATACGGTCACGCGGCCCGCGCAGCCCGCCGTGGTGGTCGCTGCGCGGGGGTGGCAGCAGGATGACCCACCGGTCCCGTCCGGGGCGCGGGACCTGCTGTTGGCGCTGGCCGGTCAGGGTCGATGGGTCCGGGACCTGAGTTATGCGCGCACCGTGGTGCCGGGCGAACCATTCAAGTCCGGCCCGAGGGAAGGGCAGTTGCGCCCGACAAAGGATATCCATTCGCACGTGGTGCGTGCCTATTGTCGCGACAGTGGCACTCGCGCGTACGCGGGATGGGACAACGGCACGGTGAGCGGCGCGGGCTGGTTTAGTTCACGTAGATTCCAATCCATCAACGTAACAACGTTGCTGGCCAGGGTACGTGCCGGGGAGATTGACTAGGTTCACGGTAGTTGATAGAGTGGGCAATGGAACTGTACTGTGCATGGCTTAAACTTAGGGGGATTCGTGGCTGCGACAAAGGATAGGACCGGTCGCACAAAGTCGGGATCTCCCCTTGGTCCTGCGTGGATTCAGGTCGCGCTGTGCAACCAATTGGCGGAGGGCAAGATAACCCGCACGCGTCTTGCGGAAATGTACGGCGTTTCAATTCCGTCCATTTCTTCGTTCGCAAAAAAGCACGCTGAAAGAATCGAGGCGTTGCGCCAGGACGCGTCGCGGGCGGTCGCCGAAATCTGGATCGCGGACAAGGCCGCGCGCCTGACCGTGCTGCGGGACGTGATCGAGAGTCTGGCCGCAGCCGCGCCGCGCCGCGGGCTGGTCGACCGTGTGACCGACCTGCCCTGGGAGAGTGAGGGTGTCGACCCGATCGAGCTACGGGATCAGGTGTTGCGCGAGATCACCGAAGATCTGCCCGACGAGAAACTGATCAAGCGGCTGATGGAAGCGCTGAAGCAGGCTGCGGAGGAACTGGGGCAGCTGCCCACCCGCATGACCGTCCAGACGACCGGGAGCACGGTCAACTACAACATCGAAGGTGTCGACATGGACGCGCTGCGATGAGCGGCCGGAGCAAGGCTGAGAAACGGCGCCGGGATCTGCGGCGCCAGCGATGGGAGGCGCGTAACCGGTCCGTCAACCGGGTGTGGGTGAAGGTGGTGATGCCGCCGATCGACGAGCAGTTCGCGGCCAGCCTGCGAGACACATTCGCCCGGGTGCGCGCGGCCTGGGCCCAGTCTCAGCCGTTCCGGTTGCTGTTGAACGATCGTCAGGCTGAGATGGCCCGGCCCGCTGGCCTGGTCGAGGGTGTGCAGTACATCCGGAGTGGGGGTCACGGTGAGTGACGAGTTGGTGTGGGAGCGGTACTCGATCTCGGTTGGCGCGATGGGGGATGACCAGCTGGAAGCGTTCCGGCCGGCCGCTGCGCAGATCTGGCGCGACAACGTGCTGAGGGACGGAGCGTTCCCCGGGCCGGGCGAGCCCGAGGTGACCGTGTCCTCACCGGGCTGGCATCCTGAGTCACGGACGATCCACATCGCCGGGTGGGTGGTGCGTAGCGTCGCGCCGTTGCCTGTACTGGGTCGCAACCCGGCCGACCTGATCGAGCTGATCCGCTGGGCCGGCATCACGCGGCCGGCCGTCGCGTGGCGCGAGGGTCCGAAACCGGACGTGACCGTCAGCATCGGGGTCGGGGTGATGGAAGCGCTGCGGCGCCACGTCCGGGCGCTGGGGCTGCACCGCCCAACATCCTGGATAGCGGAGAGCGATTCCCTGCCGGTGCACGTTCCGGAGGAGACTACCGTCTTCGGTATCCCGGTCACGCTCTGTGATGAGTGTCCGCGCGACCGCTGGCAGATCCTCTCCGACGGGCGGGTGATCCTGGCCGGCCGACTTGACGGATGCGACAAGATGCCGTAGAGTAGTTCCTGTCGGTAATGGAACGGACCAGGACAAGGGGAAAGCATGAGTGGACTTCGCGGGTATACGCGCTGGACGCGCCGGCAGAGCGGCGCGTTGAAGGCAGACATCCTCTCGGGTGACACTGAGGTGGTGGCGGATGCCGTCATGGGGCAGGTTCGCGCGATCGTACCGAACCGGCCGTTGTCCCCCGATGAGGCACGGATGATCGGGGTTCGACTGATCGAGGCTGCGGCGCTGGCGGACGGCAACAGGGCGATTCGCGCCGAGGCTTGACATGCCTCACGGTGCCCTGTAGAGTAGTTCTTGTCAGCAGGGAACACCAACTACCAGGAGCCGACATGATCACCGCCACCATCACCAACCCGGCCCACATCCCCACCTTCGAGCTCGACGCGCGGTTTCTGGTCAAGGGTGACGTGATCGAGCGCAGCGACGTGCTGCTGGAGATCACCTCCGAGGTGGACGCGTCCGAACTGGAGCGAGATGTCTGGTTCGAGGCGCGGCCGGTGTCCGGTTGGGGCGGACCGGCGCGGTTCAACATCCAGTTCGGCGTGATGGTGCCGACGTGGGTCATGTGACCCCCTCCCCGAACCCCCCGGTCACCGCGACCGGGGGGTTCGTGCTTGACATAGTCCACAGGATGCCGTATCGTTTCTCTTATCAGGGAAGCGGTACGGCACCAGGGGAGCGGGCATGATCAAGACGATCATCACCAAGCGTGAGATCCACACCACGTCCAACGGTCACACGGTGGAGTTACGGACGCTGTCGAACGGATACGCCAAGGTGATCTCCCGGGGGTTCGTCGGCACCTACGACGCGACGCACGTTCGTCGGGTCGCCAACATCATCTTTATGGAACTGGCGACGGGCTGCTACGCGTGCGCGCTGGACCGGGTCGGTCGCACGGTGCTGGACACCCGGGCGCACACGCACTGAGCGCGCCATGCACGCGGCACCCTGTCAGGGCTTGACAGACTCGACAGGGTGCCGTATCGTTTCTCTTGTCAGGGAGCGGCACGAACAGAGGAGACAGAAATGCAGGCACAGAACACGGCACACGCGGCGGCGCTGGGCTACGGTCTGGGGGTTGCGCGCGCGGTCGGGCGCAACGTCGCCACCCTGCGGGCCGCGCGCACCGGACCGGTGACGGTCGAGGGTGGCGCGAAGGATGTCAGGACCCTAGAGAGCGCCGGGCTGGTAGAGGTGTTGACGTGGGGTCGGTCGTCTTTCTCGTTCAGCCTGACCGACGCGGGACGCACGCTGGCGGGGAAGCTGTGAAGCGCCGATACCTGACCGCCTACGGCTCTCGGGGGGTCCGACTCAGGCCGGCTGAGCTGTCTGATCAGGCCATCCCGTGCTGCGTTGTGCGCAACGATGCGGACTGCATGAGCCGGGCCGGGTTCCGCATCTACCCGTCCTGCGCATGCGGTCCGGACCAGGGGTGGAACCTGCTTCAGGTCTGCTCCGGCCACCTGCCGATGGCCATCCGGATGGCATCCGGTATCTGTTCGGGACACATGAACGCAGACACGGTGAAAGTGAGGGCACTGTGAGCACCCCTCACGTGGACGTGGTCGCGGACCCGGTGACCGACCGGATCGTCATCACGCTCGACTCTGCGGCGGCTACCGAACTGCTGCATTACCTTGACGATCTCGGGCCGGGCTATGACCTGATGATGAATCCGGGTCACTACGGCGTGGCCGACGACCGTGCCGCGCGGGTGGCCGATGTGGTGAGCAGGATCGCCAGCCCGCTACGCAAGATCGTTTAGGGAGGCGATGGAGGTGGGGTTGCAAGCACTTGGCCCGAGATGGCTGCGCAGGTTGAGCCGCGCGGTCGGGGAAACGGTGGTGCACGGATCAAGCGCGGGCGGGCACGTGCACAACTTCACCACCGAAAGCCACCGGCACGGAACGTACGACCCGAAAACCGGGAGCGTCGAATGGTCTGCCGCCTGCCCGGGATTCTGGAGTTGTCGACGACTATTTCCCGAAGGACGGTAAGGCAATGGAACAGGTGCGGGCCGAATACCTGCCGATGGGGTCGGTGGTCGCGGAGTACGTGACGGCCTACGTCAAGGTGACTACGCGTCAGTGGAAATCGACCACGGGCCGGACGTATCCCGACGCGCGGATCGATGACGTGCTGCGCAGTGGCGCCACGATCCTGCGCGTGGGTACCGATTCTTGACATAGCCCACAGCGTGCCGTATGGTATTGCTCATGAGGGAAATGGGTGGGGCGCACGGGGACGCGAACTACGCGGGTGGCACGCTGGTCGGCCCGACTAGCGTCAGGGTCGGGGAGTACATCCGGATCGGTGGCCACCGAGTGAACGGTGCTGACCAGTGGCGCAAGGTCACCGCGGTTGACATCCAGCCGTTCCGTCTCCCCGTGCTCACCACTGTGAACGAGTCCGGCGCGGTGCGTGTGACGACCGTCAGCCGCAGCATGAAGGTCTACCTGCACCCGTACTCCGCGCGGCGCCGCTGAGTTGACGTGGGATACGGTGTGCTGTATCGTATTGCTCATGGGGCAGAAGGTCAGCAAGCGGGAGATGGACGCAGTCGAGGAAATGCGACTGGAGCGGTCCGGGTTGGCCGGCCTGGTGCAGTGCGAGGGATGCCCTGCTGGTGTCCTGGTGGTTGACAGTCCCGAGACTGAGGGGCTGTGCTCGTCGCACCGCCGGCAGCACCCGGACGCGTGGATGGCCTACCAGCCCGGGCCGGATGAGGGCTATGACGTGATCGGCAATCTATAGAGGGGTGCGGAACGGATGAGTGCGGCTGATGCAGCGCGTCTATCGCTCAGGCAACAGGCGGACGCGCTGAGCGGGTTGATGGTGCTGGTGGACAATCTGTCCGATGCGCTGGTGCTGGCGGAAGGGCTGATGTCCGGGGACCTGGAGGATGCCCGGACCTCCATGGCGGGTGCGGCCAGCGATTCAGGGTCGGAGACCGCGGATGGCCTGGTTGCGTCGCTGAGTGACGTGATCGAGCAGGTCAAAACGCAGCGTAACGTGATCAGTGAGTCACAGAAAAAGATCGGTGAGGCTATCCGGCTGCTCGCGCAGACACACGAAGAGACGGAACAGCTGGCCGGCAGACTGTCCGCCTGATCGGCTTGACATACTCCACAGGATGCCGTATCGTTTCTCTTGTCAGGGAGCGGTACGGCATCTCGCTAGGGAGTGACACATGGACAGCGCACCGGTCAGCTTCGGAACACTTAAGATCGGCAAACTCATTACCGGACAGTTCGAGCCCGGTAACGCTATCTACTGGGAGATTCGTAGGCATCAGGGCACCTACCTGGTGTACCGCAGCGCGAACGCGGTCACGGAGATGGGCCGCTTCAGCACCGCCGCTGAGGCGTACGAACTGCTTCACCGTCACGTGCCACCGTCGCGGCCGGGTGACGATCTCGAATCTTCCAGGTCGCTCTAGCCGATCTAAGATCGGAGCGTGGCGACGCTTCAGCACACCTTCCGTCCCCGTGGCTCGGCGAAGAAGTTGTTCGCTGACCGCGGGGATGAGGTGCTGCTGTCCGGGCCGGCCGGCACGGGCAAGTCGCGCGCGTGCCTTGAGAAACTGCTGATGTGCGCGCTCGCCAACCCGGGTATGCGCGGGCTGATCGTGCGTAAGACGCGCGAATCGCTCGGATCGACAGCCCTGGTCACGTGGCGTGAGCACGTCATCCCTGAAGCTCTGCGGGCTGGCGTGGTGGTGTTCTACGGCGGATCAAACGAGGAGCCGCCGCAGTACCGGTTCGCCAACGGGTCGAAGATCATGATCGGTGGGATGGACAAACCCACCAAGATCATGTCATCTGAGTACGACATGGCCTACGTGCAAGAGGCCACTGAGCTGACCGTCGAAGACCTGGAAGCAATCACCACTCGGCTACGTAACGGGAAGATGAGCTTCCAGCAGTTGATCATGGACTGTAACCCGGGCGCGCCTACGCACTGGCTGAAGCTACGCGCCGACCGCGGTGCGCTGCGGATGTACAACTGCACCCACGAGGAGAACCCTAGACTCTTCGACGAGATCGACCTACCGGACGGGCTGACTGAGTACAAGGTCACTGAGCGTGGTTCGGCTTACATCGCGAAGTTGGATGCGCTTACCGGCGTGCGGTACCTACGGCTGCGTAAAGGCATCTGGGCCGCGGCCGAAGGTGTGATCTATGAGGACTTCGGCGACGTGCACGTGCTTGACCGGTTTGAGATCCCGGTCAACTGGCGTCGCTGGTGGGCGGTTGACTTCGGCTACACCAACCCGTTCTGTCTCCAGATGTGGGCGGAAGATCCCGACGGACGACTGTATCTGTACCGTGAGATATATCATACCAAGCGGACCATCGATCAGCACGTCGCGGAAGCGCTGCGCGTGGTCAGCGACCCCGACCCGAACGACCCGGAGAGTCTGCGCGCGCGCCGCTGGCGGGAACCGAAGCCCTTCCAGATCGTTTGTGATCACGACGCGCAGGGCCGCGCGCAGTTCGAGAGCGCCATCGGTCTGGGCACCGTGCCAGCGGTCAAGGCGGTGGACGCGGGTATCCAGGAGGTGCAGCAGCGGCTACGGCTGGCCGGTGACGGGCGCCCGAGGCTTTTCATCCTGCGGGACAGTGTGGTCCGCCGTGACCCCGACCTGGTGGACCGGATGTTGCCCACGTGCACGCTCGAAGAGATGCCCGCGTACGTGTGGGACCTGCGGGAGGGCAAGCCGCCCCGAGAGGAACCGGTCAAAGAGAACGATCACGGCATGGACCCGATGCGGTACCTCTGCGCTGAACTGGCCAAGGGCCGTCCGCAGGTACGTTCCACCTGAGTCAACTACCGTGCTAGCCTATCGGCATGACGAACGAGACAGCAGACCCGGTGCTCTCGTCTCTCCTGGAGGACGCCGAATCGGTGCTGACCGCCGAGGATCTGAAGATGATCGCCAAGCGGCTGCGCAACCCGGGTGCGCACTGGCTGATGTCGCGGTACCTTAGCGTTCCACCTGAGTCAACTACCGTGCTAGCCTATCGGCATGACGGACGAGACATCGAACCTGGGACTCTCACCGGCACTGGAGAGCGTTGAATCGGCGGCCATCCTCCGGCCGGGCGACACCCTCATCCTGTGGGCGGGTGAGCGATTGCCTGAGAATGAGCTTGACGCGCTACGGCGGGATTTCGCTGAGCGTGATGTGAGAGTGATCGTTCTGTACGGTTTTCAGCCGTACCACACGGTCTACCGCCATACCCCGTCGGCGCCGGCACCGGCTCAGCGTCCGGATTGCGGACCGTACCCCGAGCGGGAACCGATCGTGGCCTGTCCGGCGCGGTACGAACGTCCGGACGGTCGGGAGTGGGCCGATCGGATCGTCTACTGTGACCTGCTCGCGGGTCATGAGGGCGACCACCGAGAGGTAAGTACGGATTCGACCTGGTCACCGGACCGGTCACCCGGATGGGTGGCTGTGGCGCCACCTGCCCCCGTCCCACCGGCGGACGATGCGGAGCAGCCCATGTACCGGGTCTGTGGCGATGCCGCGGCAGCGGCCCATCTCGGTAGTGCTGCGCTGTGCGTTCGACCGTTCGCGCACGTAGGCACGCACCGCAGCAACTCCGGGCTGACCTGGTGAACGGGTCGGCGCTGGGCACCATCGTCGGCATGGTCGCGCGGGGGCTGGTGGCCGCGCGCGGGCGCCTGATCGACGTTGCCGGCTTCGGGGCGGTCACCGCTGGCATCCACCTGTTGGCCGGAACGGGCTGGTCCCTGGTCGCCGGTGGCGTATCCTTGCTGATCATCGGCATGGGTGACGGGGGATCGAGCAACCGTGAGCGCACTGGTCAGGCTCGGTAGGACGATCGGCGCGGCCCTGGAGCCGGCCAATCTGGGCAATCCGCCCGTGCCCTACGCCGCCCGGACCAGCGTTGGGTCGCTGTCCGGGATGTTGACCGATATCTCCCGCGGGCGCGGCACGGGCGGGCTGGACGCCTATGAAGCGATCGGCACCGTGTTCGGCGCGGTCAAGCGACTCTCCGAGGTCACCGCGCGGGTACGGTGGCGCGCGTTCTACGAGGCCGTCTCGGGTAACGACGAGGACCGTCGACCGGTCCCCCGGCACGCGGTGCTGGACCTGTGGCGCCGGCCAAACCCGCACATGACCGGGAACTACTTTCGGGAGCTGTCCGGCCAGCACGTGACGCTGGTCGGTGAGGCTGCGTGGGTGCTGGTCCGGGCGAGCAAGGACGGCCCGCCGGTGGAAATGTGGCCGGTCCGCCCGGACCGGCTGACCCCCGTACCGGACCCCGACGATTTCCTGAAGGGCTACGTCTACCGCAGCCCGACCGGCGAGAAGGTGCCGCTTGGCGTGGCCGATGTGCTACGCCCCATGCAGCCGCACCCAGCCGACCCGTACCGCGGACTCGGCGCGATCCAGACACTCGCCGCTGATCTTGACGGGGAGCGTCTGGCCGCGGTCTGGAACCGAAACTTCTTCGAGAACAGCGCCGAGCCGGGCGGTGTGGTCGAGGTTGAAACCCGTCTTGGCGATGAGGAGTTCGAGGAATTCGTCGAACGCTGGCGCCGGCAGCACCAGGGCGTGAACAACGCGCACCGGGTGGCCGTCCTGGAGCGCATGAAGTGGGTACCGCGCGCATTTTCTCAGCGTGACATGCAGTTCGTCGAGTTGCGCGGGGTGACGGTTGACGCCATCCTGCGCGCGCTGGGATTTCCAAAATTCGCTCTCGGGATGGTTGACGATGTCAACCGGGCGAACGCGTACGCATCGAAAGACTTCTTTGCCGAATTCCTGGTGAGCGTTCTGCTTGGCCGGTTCGGTGACGTGGTCAACAATCGACTCATCCCGATGTACCCGACGGCGGGGGTCGACACTCTGACTCCGCTGATCCTGGTCCATGACGACCCGACCCCGCCCGACGCTGAGGCGCGCGACCGCGAACGTGACTCACAATCGAAAGCGTGGGCGACGCTGGTCGCCGCGGGCGCCGACCCGGACGATGCCGCGGACGTGGTCGGCATCCCGCGGATGCGCTTCGAGCGCCCGGCCGAACCGACTACCAAGGTCAAGATTGCCAGCGATGACCGCGTGTCCGGTCAGCCGACGAAAGCGGTCGCGCGTCTCGGCGCCGGGTTCGCTCCGGCCTGGGCTGTGAACAGTGGTCCACAGCATGTGCATAACGCTGTGGACCCGACGACCGGGGCCGATCTTGGCG